CCGGCGTTGACCAGGATGTTCTTCGCGTTGTCGAAGATCTGGCGGATCGCCCTGGGCAGCAGCTCGATGGTCTCCCGAGCGTTGTCGACGCCCTTCTTGAAGATGCTCTTGAGCAGGTTCCAGGCCAGCTCGGCACCCGCGCGCAGGTCGTCCCAGCACCCCTTGAACAGGTTCTGGATCGCCTTGAGTGCGGCACCAGGCGCGGCCTTGAGGTCGTCGAGGAACGTCTTCCAGCGCGTCTTGAGGCTGTTCCACAGCATCTCGGCCAGGGCCTTGATCGCGTTCCAGGTGTCATCCCAGAGACCCTTGATCCCCTTGAGCGCGCCCTTGAAGACGCTGCCGCCGAGGAACGAGAGGACCAGGACGAACGCGCCCTTGATCATCTCCCAGATGCCGGTCCAGACATCCTTGATGCCGTTCCACATCCGGTCCCAGTCGCCCGTGAACAGACCGGCGAAGGCGTTCCAGATCCCCATGACGTACTTCGTCATGCCGCTGAAGACGTCCTTGACGGCGTTGATGACGTCGATGAACATCCCGCCGATCAGCTCACCGACGAAGGTGAACGCGGGGGCGAGGAAGTTCAGCAGCCAGTTGGCCGCCGTGGCGATGGCGTTGATCACCGGGGTCAGCGCGGCGACCAGGCCCTGGATCGCGGAGATCAGGGGAGGCAGCAGCGCGGTGATGATCTGCGACACGATCTTGATCAGCGGCGTCAGGATCGCCATGACCAGGTTGATCAGCGGGGGGAGCAGCGGCGCGATGGCCGCGACGAGCTGGCCGATCACCGACCCCAGCAGAGCCAGGAGCGGAGCCAGCGCGGTGACGATCTGGAGCAGCGCCCCACCGAGGATCTCGACCACCGGCATCAGGGGCGGCAGGATCGCGGAGAACGCGGTCGCCAGCGCACCGATGATGACGGCAGCCACCGGGCCCAGCGCGGCGAGCAGCTTGCCAGCGACCTGTGCGACCAGGCCGATGATGCTCGCGAGCGGAGCCATCGCAGGAGCCAGTGCGGAGATCGCAGCCGACATGCCGACGACCAGGGAGGTGATGCCCTGCTGGATGGCCGGGTCCGCCAGAGCGCCAGCGATGGCACCGAGAGCGGTGCCGAGCGTGGAGCCGATCAGCGGGCCGAGGGTGACGAACGTGGAGGCCAGGTTCTCGAACAGCCGCAGCAGGTTGGGCCCGGCACCCGACGCCAGGTTGCTCATCATGGTGTGAGCCGTCTGGAACACCGAGGTGAGCGTGGTCTGGAACGCGGGGCTGTTGACCACCGCCGCGATGCGGCCGAGGGTGTCGGCGAACATGCCGAGCGACGAGCCGCCGCCGGCCGCAGCCGCCTGACCGATACCGGCGAGGATCGAGCCGAGGTTCTTGGCAACCTGGCCCAGCTCGCCCAGCGCCACGAGGGCGTTGTCGATCCAGGTCTTGAGCTGCCCGTTCCCCTCGACCTTGGTCAGCCACGCGGAGAACTGGTTGCCGATGTCGACGAACCACTGCGCCAGGCGCGGCAGATAGCCGGCACCAACCTCACCGAGGATCTTGATGATGTTGGCGAAGGCGTCCGTGCCGGTCTTGGCGATCTCGATCGAGGCGTTGAGGTCGGTGAACATGCCGGCCAGGGAGCCGTCGAGCGCGCCCTCCATCGAGCCGGCGAGGGAGGCCATCAGGCCGCCCATCGCGGTCGCGGTCAGCGCCATGCCGGCCGAGAACTGCGGGAGCAGGGTGTCGATCAGGCTCTGGAGTGGAGCCTTGAAGACTTCCCAGAAGTTGGCCGAGATCGTGTTCTGGAGCACCGAGAGCTGGGCCTGGACCCCCGGCATGACGGTGTTGAAGTCCTTGAGCGCGGCGACCAGGACACCGAGGCCGATCGCCATCCCGCCGAAGATCCCCGGCAGGGCCAGAGCTGCTGGCGCGATGCTGGCCAGGGAGACGGACAGCGCAGCGAGGTTGCTGATGGCCGCGATGCCGGCACCCGCGATCCCGGCCACCGCCAGGGCGATGGAGCCGATGAGCGGCACGGCCTTGTCGAGGTTCATCAGTCGCTGGAACAGGCCGTCGAAGATCTCGTGCAGCGCACGGGCACCGGACAGCGCAGCCAGGGAGGTAGCCACCCTCGCGAGTGCGGCGTTGTTGATCTTCGGCACGATCGACACCGTGCGGGGCCGCGACACCGCAGCCAGCCGGGCGTTGATCACCGTGGTGGCACCCGTCAGCAGTTCCGGCTTCACCTGGATCTTCAGGGGGCTGATGTCCTTGACCCAGTCCCGCAGCTCCTTCTTGAGCTGGTTCATCGACGCCTTGTCGATGTCGAGCTGGACCTTGAGATCCTTGATCTGGTTCTGGATCTTGGTCAGCTCGCGCTGGGTCTCGGATCGGAACTTGCTGGTGTCGGGCATCACCTTGACGCTGACGCGCCCGATGGTGGTCCCGGTGTCGGCCATGCTTACCTCCGCTGGAACTGCTGGTAGAGATCAGCGACCGTGACGGGCTTCTTGCCCTTGGCCCCGGCCACCTTCGACTTCGACTTGGGGCGGGGGTAGGCGTCGAACTTCGGTGCCTTGCCCTTGCCCCAGTTGCCGGTAGCCCGGGTGTTGACGTTGATCGCGTCGTAGATGTCGGCCCAGAGCAGGCGGTCCTGCCCCCAGCCGAACCGGTCCCTGCCGCCCGACGCGAGGGCGACGGTCAGGGAGTCATCGGGCAGCCTCTGCGCGTACGCCAGGACGAGGGCAGGCGAAGGGCCGCGCCCCTCGATCACGTCCACCAGGTCGATGCCGTAGTAGAAGCGCAGATCGGGCAGCAGCCCCTCGCCGTAGTCGTCGATCAGTCGGCAGAGGGCGAGGCTTCCCCCGAGGAGGTGCCCTCCACGTAGCGCTCGAAGATCGTCGCCATGACCGCCAGGTCGTCGCCGACCTCCTTGAGCAGGGCCTTGGCCTGCGGGCCGTTCTCGCACACCAGGGTCAGCGCCTCGCGCAGCAGGGCCTCCTGGTCCGCGTCGTCCTCGCCCAGCTTGCTCTGGACAGCCTGGAGGGCTTCGCGGTTCTTCTTGGCCATGCGCAGCGGGTTGAGCAGCTTGACCGTGACGGAGCCAAGGTCGATGGGCAGCGAGCCGTACTTCGCCTCGGCGGCGGCACGGATGTCGTCAAGAGTGAGCATGTTGGACATGGGGTTGCGGACCTCCAGGTAGTTGGCGCGGACCGTGAGAAGTTGTGCCCCGAAGGGCCCCCGGCTGCGGAGAGGTCCGCGTTCATCCGCAGCCAGGGGTAGATCACAGGTTCACACCTGCTCAGGGGGTGACCGGCTCCTCGACCTCACCCAGCGGGGTCACCGCGTAGGTGTAGCCGTTCGTGCCGTGCACCAGCGGCTTGACGCCGAGGGGGAGGCCGGCGAGCGACTCGGTGTCGCTCATCTCCATGTCGTCCGAGCGGTAGATCTCGGCCTTCGGGGCGTAGAACGCGAAGACGTTCTCCCCGTCAACGAAGATGGCCAGGAAGGCGCAGGTGGTCGGGATCGGGTCGGTCGGGACACCGACCAGGCCGTTCGCCAGCTCGGGCGCGTTCGAGCCGTAGTACAGCTTGAGGCCCGCCTTGTCGAACTGCTGGAGGGTGAAGCCCAGGGTCTCCGAGCGGGTCGAGTACTTCGTCCGCAGGGTCTTGTTCTGGAGCGTGCCGATGACGGTCGCCTCGCCACCCTCGGAAGTCACCGCGAGGATGTCCTCCAGGCTGGTGTGACCCACGGCCTCCCAGGGGGTGCCCGGGGCGAGCAGGTCGAGCGGCAGCTCGGTGCCCACGGGCGCGGTCAGGTAGTTGCCACTGCCGATGACGAGAGTGGCGTTGTCGTTCAGAGCCACTGATGGGTCTCCTATCAGGTGAGCGGGAAGGGGTTGTTGCGGGGCTTGCGGATCTCGACGCGGAACTGCGTCTCGTATCGCCACACGCCCGTAGGCAGGTCGGCGTACTGCACTGGCCCCGTTGCGGTGGCCCAGTCCGTAGCTCGCCTGGGAGCGGAGGTCATCTTGACCCGGGTGATGCTGCCCCGCCCCGGCACGACCTTGTGGTCGAGCCAGGCGTTACGCAGGACAACGCGGACCGCCTCGCCCAGCAGGGCGGCGTCCTCGTCACCATCGGGGTCCTCGCAGAAGGTGTGCACGACGATGTCGGCCTCGTCGGTGAAGCGGTCGTCGCCGGCCCACTCCCCGAACTGGGGCTGCCGGCGGACCAGGACCAGGGGGAACCGCTGGTCCTTGCCGATCAGGCTCTTGACCTCCACCCCGGGCATACCCTCCCGCAGGATCGCGAGGAGCAGATCCTCCACGGGGGACAGCTCGACCAGGGCCCTGATCTCGTCAGGCAGTCCGGCCATCAGCCACCACCCCCCGAGAACCTGCCGCCCCTGCCTCGACTCGGCCGGCGGCGCACCTCACGCTTGACCACCTTGCGGCGCTTCGGAAGGTTCGCGGCCCGAGTCAGGATGTACAGCGGCTCCATCGCGCCCCACACCTCGCCGCTCTCCGGGTCGATGTAGCCGGCACGCCCGTACTCGATCGACATGGCAGCCTTCTGGCCGCGCTCGTCGACGAGGATCAGGTAGCGGTCGACCCTGCCCTTGGCGGTCTCGATGTAGGCGTGCCCCTCCTGCTTGTGCTCGATGAGGGAGACGGTGGCGACGGACTCCATCACGAAGACCACGTCATCCAGGAACCCCTGGACGAACGGCTCCTTGGCCAGCGCCTTCTCGACGTTCTTGTACAGCACCACGTCAGCCATCAGGGGCGCTCCCGCAGGTCGAGCGACCAGTGCCGGGTGCGCCGGGTGCCGTGGTGGTAGGCCGGCGGCGTGACGACGTCCCAGACGGTGCCGAGCATCTCGACCCGCGACCACAGGCTCACGTCAGCCAGGCCGGCATCGACGCCGATGCGGATGACGTTGATCTGCTGCTGGCCGGGGACCTCGGCTCGGGCGGACCGCTGCGGGATGACCCAGACCCGCACCTCGTGCGGATCGGTGGGCACCGCGATCTCGACGTCGTTGCCTCGACGGTCCTGGGTGGTCTCGGTCTTCCAGATCCGGGCAGGCACACCGCGCCTGCGCTGGAGGCTCACCACGGCTCCGTGTCGCTGGAGAAGTAGTGGATGGGCTCGTTACTGCCCTCGTCGGGAACCAGCCCGACCGGGCGCTGGCGCTGGGGGCCCCAGGCCGTGACGCCCACGGAGTAGATGCCGGGGCGACCCCCGGCCAGGCCACGCAGCAGCTCCTGCTCGGCTCTCGTGAAGTCGACGCTGCCAGCCTGATCGCCGGCCTGCGGAGCCTTGTCGCTCCAGCCGACGGTCTCGTCGCCCGCGCGGGACTGGCTGTAGCCCTGCGGGTTGTCCATGTACCGCTTGCACGCCCGGAGGACCAGGGTCCGCACCATGCGCGGGGCGGTCGCCGGATCCCAGGGCTTGCCGTAGAAGCAAGCCAGGTCCGAGGCGTCCTCCAGGGCGCTCTGCGCGATCCGCTCCTCGTCAGCGTCGAGGGTCCAGTCCAGACGGTTCTTCAGTTCGTCAAGGGTGGCGAACACCGCCATGTCTCACTCCTCGCCAGAGAGGGGGAGAGCGGGGCCGCCCCGAAGGACAGCCCCGCTCACAGGATCACACTCGATCAGGCACCCTTGGCGATGCCGGTGATGTTGGCCAGCTCGGTGTCGTAGGCCACGGTGAACTTGGCGTTCTCCGAGGTCCGGCCGGCGACCGGGTCCGGCAGCGAGTCGGTGCCGTTCAGGTCCAGCTTGATCGCCCGCACGAAGTGGACGTTCTGCGAGACGAACGACTGGCCCTGACCGTCGCGGCCGACCAGCGGGTCGGTCACGTAGTCGAAGCCCTTGTACAGGTTGAAGATCGACCGGTCCTGGAACCGGGTCGAGTCGTAGTCCCGGATCCACCGGATCGCCACACCGTTGTGCGAGGCGGTCGCGCCGAACGGCACGGACTGCGGCACGCTGGGCGCGGCGGTCAGGAAGATGAACGCCGAGTCGACCATCGCGATGGCGGTGTCGGCCGGCAGCTCCCGGGCCACGACGAAGTCGAAGCCGAACCGGCGACCGATGGTGGCCTCCCGCAGCGCGGAGACGGCCTCAGCCTCACCGACGTTGCTGGCGAGGTTGAGCTTCTCGTCCTCCAGCAGCGCGGCCTCCCAGCCGGTGCCGATCAGCATGGTGCGCCGGCCCGCCGGCACCCGCAGGTCGTTCATGACCTGCCGCGCCCGGATGAGGCCCGACTTGAGGCCGGTGTCCGGGACGCCGAGGGTGACCTCGAACGGGGCGTCCAGGGCCGCCTTGGTGGCCTGGTACTCCAGACCGCGACCCAGCGCCTCGGTCTGCTTGGTGGCGAGCTTGGCCCAGCCACCGAGGTCCATCTCGTTCTGCTCGTCGGTGAGCTTGACCGCCGAGTACAGGTCGCCGCCGAAGGACACGGAGACCTTGCGCTCCGCGTACTCGTCGAACTGCACTTCCTGCGAGCGGTCCGCCCGCCAGCCGTACGACCGGTACGGCAGGACGCCCTCGACGACGACGTTGACCGTGTCGTCCTTCGCGCCCTTGAACTTGTCGATGCCCTCGCGCCGGAACACCGCCGGGACGATGAGCTGCTCCTCCAGAGCGACCGCCGCAGTGGCGACGATCTTCTCCGGCTTGACTACAACGTGCTCAGCCACAGTGTCTGCCCTCCAGGGCGTGAAGAAGCCCCCGAGCGTGGCTGCTCAGGGGCCTACGGGGTTGGGAGTCAGTAGCGGGAAGCTCGCGCCCGGCGCGCTTCCTTCACGGGGTCGAACGGTTCGTCCTCGTCGGACGGGTCCAGGCCACCGCTCAGGTTGGCCGGGGCGGGAGAGACCGCGTACTTCTGGAGCGCCTTCGCGTCGGCCTCCAGCTCCTCGGCGGTCGCGCCTTGCAGACGCGCGGCGAGGTCGTCGGGCAGGTTGAACTTGCGCGCGACATCGCTGACCAGGAGCTGGCGCTCCAGCCTCTGGTTGGTCTCCCGCAGCTCCTTGGTCGCGGCCTCGAACTCCTCCACGGTCTTCGCAGCGGAGAGCTTGGCCTCGGCCTCACGGAGGCGAGTGCGGTAGTTGGCCGCCTCGGCGTTCGCCTTGGTCAGCCGGTCCCGAGCCCACTTGGGAAGCTCGTCAGCGCCGTCGTCGTCCTTGTCCTTGTCCTCGGGCGTCTCGGGGGTCTCCGGGGTCTCGTCCGGCTTGTCGGCCGGCGGGGTCTCGGGAGTCTCGGGGGCTTCCGGGGTCTCGGTGGTCACTTCGTCAGGCACTGCTAGCCTCCTGGGCTCGGGGTTGGCTCGCCTCCTGGGCGAGACGTTCTTGTTCGAGGCGGATGAAGCGCCGCCACGCGCTCACCGCTGCCTTGCCCGAGAGCCCCTTGGTGACCTGGGGCCAGAGCTTCTGGTAGCGGCGGTTCAGCTCGTACAGGGCTGAGGTGTTCCACTGCTCGCGGCTGTAGACCGGCTCGGCGTAGCAGTGACAGTTGTCGTGGTATCGGTCGCCGTCGCTGTACTCGGCGGACGCCTCGGACTTGTAGACCGGGCCACGGCTGATCAGCATCGCGCACCACCCGCAGGGGGTGCCGGTACGCGAGAGCCGGATGTAGCCGAGGACCCGCCGGTCGCGGTTGGCGTAGTTCCACACCGTGCCGCGTGCGCCGTCCATGACGATGCGCTCCGCAGCGGATGCCTGGCGGTTGCCGGCGTCCTTGTGCGCCTCCTCGCGCAGCCCGTCGACCTCGTCGGCTGGCCGGCTGGTGTCGATCTTCTCGACCTTGCTGGCGAGGTTCGCCGGCCCCAGTGCTTCGAGGTTGATCTCGGCTTCCTCTGCCGCGTAGCGCTCCAGGCGCTCCTCTTCGGCAGCGGAGTCTCCGTCGACCTCTTCGACCGGGATGCGGTCCTCGTTCAGCGTGGTGTCGTCGCCGTCCTGCGCCTGCTCAGCGCCCCGTGCGGGAGCGTCGGTGTCCTCGGCTGGGGTCGACTGCTCACCGCCCTCCTGGGGCGTCTGAGCCGGGTCGCCGGCCAGCTCTGCGAACTCGCTACGCAGCATCGAGAGGGTCACGTACGCCGGCTCGGGCTTGAGCGGATCCGCCACGGTCCTGCCGGTGCGGAGTGCTCGGACGAGCCGGTAGTACGCCATCGCCAGGGCTCGTGCCTGGCCCCTTCGGCGCATGATCAGCTTGACCGCGTCGGACAGCCATCGGCCGGC